ACACTTTGTCAGCCCAATAAGCTGCTGACATTTTTCCTTTGGCGATGTTTTTTGCATGACGGGCTTTAAAACTTCTTCTTGCTTCTGGAGAATAGTTATGCCCCATTGACGCATCTCCGAAGTGTATAAGTCGAACTTTTTCGCCTTCTTTTGCCAACACCATGCCTTTTTTCTCTGGTCGGTCTGATCGTCTTGGTTTGTTGAATCCATCAAATTTCTTTCCGCGATACTCAATTTTCCCGCTGGGAAGTCTCTTCACTCCTGGATATTTTGACATTTTTGTATCTCTCTTTTATCTCACAAACTATTTCCCATTGACGGTGCGTAAGTTGTGGAAATTTATTCTGTGCCTGAATACAACCTAATATAAAAGATTTTTCAGCATCTGTCAAAGAGTGATTATCAAAAAAATCCTTCAATGGTTTTTTAATACGACGAGTCATTTTAAAATCTCATTAATTACAAATTTAAAATGATTTTTAAGAGTATTAGAGGGAATCATTAGTACGACCTTATTAGAAGGGTGTTCAGTAAACATGTCTATTATTTTTTTAGAGGTTTTTACCTTATCGTTTGATATTGAGTAAATACTACCTAAAACAAAGTCAAAATAATGTCCAAACTCTTGTGCAAGGTTTTCTCCATTTTCAACATTTTCATAAAAATAATCAATCGTATGATTAGCAGCAACAGCTCCTAAATAATTTCCTGACCAAGTATGTCCATGTCTTAGATTTGAAAAATAATCTTTTCGACCTAAAACAACACTAAAAGGTATAACTCCTGCTGTGATTCCTTTAGATAAAGTGATAAAATCAGGATCTATTTCTAAATATTCTGAAAAATATTTTTTTCCTGTTTTAAAGCCAGACATTACTTCATCAAAAATAAGTAAAATACCATTATCGTCACAATATTTTCGAAGTTTATTGTATGCATCAGGTCTATCAAATTTGTAACTAAAACCAAAACTTGATCCTGGAAGAGGCTCTATAAGAAAAGTACCAACATCTTTATTTTGTTTTAGAAATTCAATGTCAGATTCCACTAATTCTGAAAGATTTTTATAACCACTAAAAAATGGATTAGGTTTTCTAACTATGTCTAATTTAAAAATATCTGTATAATCATCAAACCAAGGATTATTCCCAATAGTGCTTGAAAAAAGAGTAGCTCCATGCCAAGCTCCTTCACGAGTAGCTATTTTAAAATTATTAGTAAGCTTAAAAGCAGCTCTTAAGGCTGCCTCATTAGCGTCACTACCTGAAGTACCCGCAAAATAAACGTCTTGTAAATCTCTAAAAACTAATTTATCTGCTAGTTTATGATAAATTGAATCACTAAATTGAGCTGTACTAAACATAAATTTAGATTCTTGTTTAGTTTTGTCCCAAACAGTAGTATCATATCCAAAAATATTACAACCCCCAGCCATTCTAATATCAAACTGTCCGTTTACCCACGCTCCTCTTAAATCTTTTATAGTAGGTAGATTTGATGGCGCATTTTCTCTGTTAATCCAAGTCATTAAAAATCAATATCCTTGCCTTTGTGTTCCCAAGTATTATATCTTGTAGGATCTTCGTGTGGTTTTTCTTCTGGAATTTCATATATAAAAGGATCAAGTTTCATAAGTTCTTTTTTGCGTTTCTGAAATTCTCGTTCAAATCGCCAATCATCAATTTTATTCGCAATCCATCTAAACATAAGGATTCTCCGTTGGTGTTGTACATAAAGTAATTCTGATATCATCAGATAAATTAAGTATTCTATGATTATTAGCACTTCTTATAACATAACTAAAACCAGGTTTATATGTATACTTTCTATCTCCTTCAAACTCAATAAATGAGTTCTCAGTTTTAATTGAGGTTAAAAAAGACTTACAAAAAACATCACTACTCATATCTTTGTGCCAAGGAATACTAGACTTTGGATCTAATACAGAAATATAACTAGACTTAATGCCTTTAAATTCAGTATAAAAGTTATTAAGTTGATCAAAAGTATACCAAAGATATGGGAGATTATCAGTAAGTAATCGAGAATATTTGTAATCCTCTATTAAAGATAGAGAATACCAGTTATTTAAATTATATCTATTAGAAAATATCTTTTTTCCTTTTGTAGCTAAATCAATGAGTTTTACTATATCACCCCTGTTAAACTGCGGGATTGGAATCTGTTTGCAGTAAGTCAAACTGTTGTCTCCTATTTTTCAACAAAGGTAAAAACGGTACAGCATCTTGTTCAAAAATAATAGGATCTGCTCCGTCAATGGTCATAATAATTGCAATATCTCTAATACCAGTTCCATACATCTCGTTGTGAGCTACAGCATAAGCACACCCCTGAATGTAGTAATCTGTAATTTGTTTAGTAGATTTCTTTTTCTTTGATGTTTTAAAATCAATAATTGTAGGTTTACCCTTCCAAATACCAACCATATCACATCTTCCTGCGTATTTATATTTATTAGACCAAAGTACTTGTTCTTGACCCCAAATTTCCTCTATACCTCGTTCAGTAGCACGAATTAAGTCACGACTCATTTGTCTAACATCCAGCTTCTGTGACGCGAGTTCTTCCCAGATTTCTTCTCCGTTGAAGTGTCTTTCAGCAAACTCATGAACCAAGGTACCACGGTCTGTAGCTTCTTTAGAAACACGACGAGCTTCCTCTTCTCCTACTTTTTCTATCCATCGTTGTAACCATGTATTGTCTGAGGTTTTTCCTAAAATAGTAGTTATTGATGGATACGACCCATCAGGTGTGTGATAAGTTCTTCCCGTAGGAAGAGTGTCTGTCTTAACTTCAGTAGTATAATTAAATTTATCTATTGATACGAATGGCATTTACTTTTAAAATCTCTTTTTTATAAAATTTATCAAATCTTGATTGGTTAAAATGTGAAAATTTATGCAACACTTCTTTTTTATTATTCATAATCACTCCCACACTTAAGTCAATTAATATAGAATCAATATTTAAAACAGCGTGGCTTTTAAAATCTTCATAAAGGAATATTAGTATTAAAAGACTATCTGTTAATAACTCAGAAGCCAACAAAAAACATAAATGCAAACAAGCATTGTTAGTATACCTATCAGTATAAATTTCTAAAGTTTTATCACAATGATATAGTAGATTTGTTGATTCCCATTTCGTGTAAGTCTTCCACTGTGTTGACAATGGGTTTTCCTTTCGCATTTAGACTAGTATTTATTAGAATGGGATACCCATATTGTCGAGTTTTTTCGAGTACCTTCCAAAGATAAGCATTTGAAGATCCTGTAACAGTCTGTAATCTAGCACTCATGTCATGTGTTGTAAAATTACCGTCAATGATATTAGAAGTAAAAAGCATGTAAGGACAGTGTTGAGATATATCAAAAAACTTATCTGCTTCTTCAAATTGACATATAGGAGCATAAGGTCTCCAAGAATCGTTATGTCTTTCTTTAATAATATCAAGCTTTTTAATATTATCATGAGTTGGTGCACAGAGCAAACTGCGATTACCGAGAGCACGTGGTCCAAACTCAGCACGACCTTGAATTATTGGAACAATTTCGCCTCTAATTATTCGGTCAGCACACTCATCAGCAGAAATATGGTTAGTGTCCTCTACACCTAAATAAGCATGTTCCCATAAAGGGCGTTCTATCAAAGCAGCAGCACCTAAAGAACACCCTGCATCTCCTGCTGCTGGTTGGATAGCGATTTCTTCCCAAGGCGTAAGAGTCAAAAGCTTAGTATTAGCTACACAGTTAAGAGCTACACCTCCTGCATAGGCTAGTTTTGTCATGCCTGTTTCTTTTTGGATCCAATAACTTAAGGTTAAAAGAGTTTTTTCAAGCACAGACTGAACAGATGCCGCAATATCCCAATCTAGTTTACCTATACCCACTCCTCGTTCTAAGTTCTGAAGCAGTGTATAATCTCCTTCAAGAGATTGCCAGTTTAAAATATTATCATGAATCCAGCTTTCCCATTTTGGTTTACCATAAGCAGCTGCACTCATCACTTTACACTCATCCGACAGAGGTTGAAAACCTAATAAGCGAGTAGCAGCTGAATAGAATAGTCCAAGAGAATTAGGATAACGAAAACGTTTAAACCACTCAATTTGACCATTACGATAAACGCCTAGAGAAGTAGAATATTTACTTCCAACAGTATCAACAACCATAATAGCGCACTCTGTCCAATCAGTCATACAAATAGAACTCATAGCATGAGCCTCGTGATGATCAACAAGTATTGGACGTGCAGTTGTATATTTTTTGATCTCTGCTTTAAATTGAGAATATGTAGTCTCTTCGTAAAAAGCAGCAAACTCCCAATCTTCATGATGATTTTGAAGCCATTGAATTGTATTAACAGGAAAACGTTTATCAAACTTTTCACGTGAAAAACGCTCTTCGTGAGAAGCTCCTAAAATATATCCATCCTTTAAAGATGTAGCAGCACTATCGTGATGATAGCAACTGATTCCGAGAATTTTCATCAAAGTACCTATTAAAAATGTTTTCTAAATCTTTTTCAGACTTACCGTTATAGTTAGGAGATGTAACAAAATCAACAAAGGCCCACCTGTAGTTATCTACTATAGGTTGTATGCGGTGAACCATAAAACAGGGAAATATTGTTGTCTTTCCAGGTTTAGGGTATATGCGAGCAATTATTTCTTTTGGTTCTGGGGCAGAGAAATCAGTTTCTTTTACGCGATTACTACTAGGATCCCAAGAACCTATTTCGAGAGGTTTTCCCTCTGTTAAATAAATAATATGTGTCCAATAACGACCTTTACGAGCTAGATTTAATTTTCCATCGGTAAAGTCTAAGTTATCAAAATGCCATTCATAACCTTCGCCTGGTTTTAAAAGGATAGCTATTTTACCCGCAACATCGCATCGCCATTGATTACCGTAACGAATAACATTTTCATTACAAAATTTTGTAATGGCATTTGCACGTTTACCTATTGTATTATTATTTCTTATAGTTATACAGTCTGCCCATTCTGGGTTAATGTAATCTTCCATCTATTCTCAATTTCCTTAGATAAAATAGGGGCAAAATAATCATGACCCTTTTGATTCATATGTCCTCTGCCGTCAGGATATTTATTAACTAGATCACGTAAAAAATAATGCCATACTGAAGGATGATCCTTAAACCAATCTTTTTCTAAAGCATTAGGACGATAAATCGGAATCATTAAAAGATTCTCTTTATTAGCATCTTTTAAAACAGCCTGTATTGATAATTTTGCTACTCTCCAGTACCAAGCTTGACGAGTTAGCTTTTTAAACCAAATTTTTCTAATTTTCTCTCCCCAAAGATCATTTTCTTTCCAAGTATAAGGTAGTATATAATTTCCATTACCATGAGGATCAGCACGATGATGATGACCTACTAACCAAATTACTCGATATTTCTTGACAAGTTCGTGTTCAATAATGTATTCTGCTTGAGCATCTAGAGTAATTCCAAGATGTTCCCAACGAGTTTTTAAACCAAGTTGATCAAAACAAGGGATCGGTACCTCTCTAGAAGGAATTGACCATGAATTACCTACAACAAAGATTTTGTCATGCATATAATTACCTGTGGAGATAGCTTTACTCAAGGTGAAGGTCTTGAAAATGTGTATCAAGCTTATCCGTCATTAATTGCTAAAAAATTAAATGCTCAATTAACTAATTTAGCGCAAAGTGGTGCTTCTGAATATCTTATTACAGCACAAGTAGAACAAGCTGTCAAGTTAAATCCTGATTTGATTGTTATCGGTCATACAAGCGAGTATCGTTGGCAAGTTTGGGATTTTAGAAATAACTGTACTCAAGGATTTTTAGTTGCGAACTGGGTTAAAAAGCATGGAAAATCACATCGTAATTGGATTTTTTCAGAACAAATAATCGGTAATAGACGAAAAGACACTCGCGAACATAAAGCAGCTTGGCATGCAGCAGGTATGTTATACTATTCAGAACACGAGCTAGTAGAAAGATTGTGGAGTTCAGCTGTATCAAAACAAATAGTTTTATGTCAACGTGCTGGCATACCAGTAATACATCATTGCTGCTTTCCTCACTTACAAAGTGCACTTGAAGAGTTAACTGATGATTATGTGCTTTATCATCTAGACAGAGAAAAACATAAAAACTTAGCCCCAGACAATTCTCATGCTGGGGCTCAGTGTCATCTAGAATTGGCTCGACTGATTATGAGCAAGCATCAACCCACTCTTTGATTTCTTCCCACTTTTGTTCTTCTTCTTCAAGGTTTTGTTTACGAATAATTGTCGCTACTTTAGTAATGGTTGTAACAGGCAATCCATATTCATTTTTAATATCTTTTTTTAGTTCTGCGATAGATTCACGAATTGAATCTGCTTGAATCATTAAATCTACAATACGATTAATTTCTTTACGAATCTCTTCTTGCAGTGCTTTTTCCATTATTTAATCCTCTTCTCATGTGGTTGTAGTCGTGGTTCTTCGTCTAAATATGTTCTAAACAGTAACATGTTTTGAATCATTGTGTTAAAATAGTTTTGATCTTTAGTTTTTCTAATCAATTTAAACATTTCATATTTAAATTCTTTATAAGCTCCTTCAAAATGTAAAAAGAAGTTATAATCTATAGGAAAAGGTTGAAGACCTAGTTGAATGTAATTTTGCAGTCTATTAACTGTTAAACTCTTGTTTTTAATAAATTCTTGAATTAAAACTTCTTCGTAAAAGCCGCAAGTATCAGGTAACAGTAAAGGTTCATGTCCTAGTATATTACACATTCTTTGAAATTCTATTACATCATCTCTAGTATTTTTGTTCTGTTGATTTTCTGCATAACGAGAAAGTTCTGTCATAAAGTCTCTTTGTCCTATCATAACACCGCTGTTAATCCACATTCTAGCATAAGAACGTGTTATTTCATCGTGTTCATGAATAGAAAAAACAGAATCATCAATAGTAGGATTACCAACTATCAAAACATCATTATCTAACCATACAACTCTATCATAGTTCGGTTGGTTGATAAAGTATAGTTTTTCAGAGGCTCTGTCTAAGTCATTTCTTGAAAAAAGATTCCAACCAGGCGAGTCTTTATCTGTATAGTGAACATAGTCAAAGTTATTAATATTAGCCCAGTTTTTAACTGAATTAATACAGTCTTCTATAACACTAAGATTAGTTGTCTTTTCCCAATCCATGCTTTGTTTTCTGACAGCAGAACTACCAAGAGTAGCTTGAATAACAATAGTTTTCATAAATCGTTACTTACAATTTTAAAGGTTTCTCTTATCTTAACTGGTTTTCGACGTATAAGACGTTCGTCTTGAAGCTGTTTCATAGCTAGATTGAAAATGGACATCGATGTGTCCGAGCTTGAAGTGGTATCGCTCGATGAGCGATGGATGAGAATTTTTTGATGAATGAGATTGAGTGCAGTGATCAGGTTGGCAGATCCGATAGCGCGTGACCCAGCAAAGTCGCCTTCGCGACGAGGACTAACAAGTTCCCACTGTTCATTTTCCCAAACAGAACCATCTTCATCATCAAACACCTCAACAGGCATTCCAGATAAAATACGCCACACTAGAATTGAAGCTTCTTCTGAAGTCATCGAATCCAATCATCCTTCCAAGGGTCAGTGTAGAACCACGCCAGAGCTGTAGACACACGCTTCGCGTGAAACTCAACATCTTGGCTCATAGCGTTAACAAACTCACGTTTGAAGCGGAGCCAAGGGTTACGTTCGTTTATGACAGGTTTGATTGAGCGTATTGCACGTTCATTCCAATGCTCACAACGTTGTGCATAAGCTGGCTGAGAGTTAAGTGAACGTTCAGTTTCGTCTAACTTGGGTTCCAAGATATTATACAGCTCTAGAAAAGCTGCGCTTTTCTCGCTATCACTCATATCAGCAATGCAGATGCGACGGCTGTTACGAACTAAATCACGATAAGCATTGCGTGATGTCAACTTAAAAAACATTTTTTACCTCTTATTAATAGCAAAGATTGTGCCGAATGGCAACATTAAATTTTAAATAAATCTTGAATTGATTTGGCAGTATGTGCTGTAGTCACTTCGCCAAAGGT